ACCGTTGGTGCCAATACCTACAGCACAACGATGCAATTTACGACCAGTTCGAACTCAGTCAACCTTTCCATCTATTCGACATCAGTCGGCACAGCCAATAATGCGGCCGAAACAGTTCTCGGTTTGATTTCTGTTGGTGATCAGGTTCTGGCCGGTAACGATACGATTGGTTTGCAGTATATGCGGGTATCGAACGTTGCATACGCTGCCAATTCAACATACGTCAATGGTAATACCACGTATGGTTTGGCCAACCTTGTTATTTCCTTCACGTCGATTTACACACAACACACCAACTGTGTATGCAACACTACTGTTAACACCACCCTCCAGAGATGGTGGGAGTTCTTCAGCATGTTTGACAACCCTCCTGGCCAAAGTCAGTGGCAACAGCAATTTGGTAATGGTGCTGCCAATGATGAAATGCATGTGGTTGTGGTCGATAACGGTGGTATCTTCACTGGTACTCCTGGTGAGATACTTGAAACCTATGCCGCTCTTTCCAGGGCTACAGATGCTTTGGACTTGGTTGGTGAGGACAATTACTACGCTGATGTTATCAACCAAGACAGTTATTTCGTCTGGTGGACAAATGACAATGCCAATGCTCCTTCCACTAATGGTGTTCTTATAGCCAGTCCGACCACGACTGCTCCCATGAACTATGCATTCACTGGTGGTGTTGATGGACCAACCGAGAAGCAAGTTGCTGTTGGTGATATTGCTCGTGCCTATCTGCAGTATCAATCCACTGAAGATATCTCGGTCAACCTCATCATCACTGGTAAGGGTATTGGTGGTATCGACGGAAGCCTGTTGCCCGACTACATCATGGACAACATCACTGAAGTTCGAAAAGACGCTGTATGCTTCATGTCTCCGTCTTATGGCGATGTTGTTTCTCAGATATTCCCACTACAACAGGTAATCAATTTCCGTAATAACCTGAGAAGTACTTCTTATGGAATGCTGGATTCTGGCTACAAGTCCATGTATGACATCTACAATGATGTGTACCGATGGATTCCACTAAACGGTGATATTGCCGGTCTTACGGCCCAAACCGAACTGACAAATGATGCTTGGTGGTCTCCAGCCGGTTTCAATCGTGGTCAGATCAAGAACATCATCAAGCTGGCATACAATCCAAAGCATGCCGACCGTGATGTTCTGTATCCGGCTGGTGTCAATCCGGTGGTTTCGTTCCCGACTCAGGGTATCGTCCTGTACGGGGATAAAACACTCTGGGCCAAACCATCTGCGTTCAATCGTATCAACGTTCGAAGACTGTTCATTGTGCTCGAACTGGCCATTGGCCAAATGGCTCAGTACGAACTGTTCGAGTTCAACGATGCATTCACCAGAGCCCAATTCAAGGCAATCGTCAATCCGTTCCTGAGAGACATTCAAGGACGGAGAGGTGTTACCGACTTCTTGGTGATTTGTGATAGCACAAACAACCCAGGGTCTGTCATCGACAGGAACGAGTTCGTGGCCGACATGTATGTCAAACCGAACCGATCAATCAACTTTATCACTCTGAGGTTCATCGCTGTTCCAACTGGGGTGCAGTTCTCCGAAGATATCCTTGGTTCGCAAATTCCTGCTTCTGCTTTGGTATCCTAATAGGACCCATTATCATGGACCAGGGTTTTGACTTACTCTCATTCAGGTTAGTAGTACTGATTCTTGGGTTGGTAGTACTTACAACCGTATTTGGTGGTCTAGCCTTAGCCTATGTCGATCATGCTGGTAAACTTCCTGATGTCATTATTTCACTTGGGTCTGCGTCAGTAGGTGCTCTCGTTGGTTTGTTAGTTCCATCTCCGGTAGTTCCAGGTAAACCAACAATACCAACTATTACCACGGAGACCGTAAGCAAGCAATAAATAGTTCGAAAAGGACAAAGAATAATGAAGAAACTGTTCCTTATTGTAATGCTTCTCGGTGTTAGTCTCTCGGCAAGTGCTTGTGTGCCTTTTTGGCATTGCCATCATGGGTGGGGCCATGAAAGACACGAACATAGAGGTTGGTAAAACACTAACAAGAGGATTTGTGCCATACCCTTTAACCTTCAAGACTTTAAATCTAATGGCCTAAAACTTGGTGGTGCCAGACCTACCCTGTTCAAGGTTGATATCATTTTCCCGTTCGCCAGTCCGGCATCTGCTGCTTCGGCTGGTTCAGGAACAAGAGTAAACTTCTTGTGTCGTGCAGCCTCAATTCCACCGGCACCACTCGATACCATCCCGGTCCCATATTTCGGTCGAAAGATTCAGTTGGCCGGTGACCGTGATTTCCCCCCATGGACAGTAACAGTCCTGAACGATGATGATTGGGGCATCAGAACCGCTCTTGAGAAATGGTCAAATATGATTAACTATCTGGTGTCGAACGTCATGGACACGTCTGTGTTCCCGATGCTCTACAAGCAAACTGGTCTAGTCCATCAGTACGATAAGGAAGGTAGTGAGATTGCCAGATACGAGATGGTAGGAATGTTCCCAACCAACATCGATGCTATTCAGTTGGATTGGGACCAGACAAACACCATCGAGCAATACGATGTTACGTTTGCTTACGATTGGTGGATTCCAGACCCATCAGTGAACCGTGGTCAAGACGAGTTCAGTCCAACATCTCCTGGTGATGGCACTACAACTTGACAGGACCCATTTTATCGTAGAATAAACAATGCAAAATCAGCATAGGCAAATGGCAATTGCCTTGGCAACAGCCAAATTCCGAAATTTGATGGAGAATATCATGTATGAGTATGCAAGAATCAGCCTTACTACTCTGAAAAATGATTTATTGATGATTGAAGAGGTCTACAACGAATATGGAGATGACGAAATAAAACGTCAAACGTCCCATTTACAACAGTTACGAGACAACCTACACCAACATTATGGGTATACTGTAGTTGAAAGAACAGGAACACATAAATAGTTTCAACGAACACTAACATAAGAGGAAAAACCCATGGCTGTTGCTCCTTCTGGTAATGCGTTTGCTTCAAACACACTGACTAATTCTCCAGTTTATCAGGAGTTGAGTCAGCTTTGTGCATTGTTTGAGGACATCAACCGCAAACAGGTTTTGGGTATTCCTGGTTATTCCAACACCGAACTTGCCAATTACTTTGCCTCCCTCACATATTCGAATACCGGGAACTATGGTGTTCCGAATGGTCGTCTGGCAATGTCTGGTGCTGATTGGGCTGGGACCGCAACCCTGTTAAATCTCGCTAACACATTTTATCAAGTGTGTGCGAATAACAAGCTGT